TTATTGTAAGCCGTTGATTCTCAAGCAGTTGTTATATGCAAGCTCTTGGAGCATCTTATACAACGGCTGCACATTAAATTTTTTCGGAAATTCTAATTTATGGGAAACGTACTGAACATCATGTGCGGTAAGGTTTGCAGTTTTGATGTATGTAAAAGTAAGTTCACTGTCATCAAAACCGAATCCCGCTGTCTCCATTGTCACGTCAACTACAGAAAATAGGTTAATGGACTCAACACGCATTTTCGAACCGGTAGCTCCCTGCTTGTCCGTGAAGATGATTCTCTTGTCTGTGAAGATCAGTGCATCACGGATCAGCTTGAATCCGGTTTGTATAACCTCCCCGTTCATAAGATACATGCCATATTCTTGCTGTAATTGCTCCACAGGGATTTCACTGTAATTACCCAGCCCGCCCTGAAGGATATTTCCGCTGGTAGCACCGGCTACCGCTTTCGCTCCGTTTAACACGTCTTTCATTCCAAACGCCATAACTTTTTCCTCTCTTTCTTTTGTTCCCTGCTCCTTAACACCACTTTATATAATCACCGTAGTGGTTATACCTCTTCCATGACTGCCAGATTCGGAATGAAGAAGATAATGTAATTGTCTATCTTCGTATATTCTCCGTATTTTTCTGTGTAGCAGTCGATACATTCCTGTAAAAATTGTTCTGTTACGTCTAGATATTCCGCTGTTTCATGCCGTGAATGACATCCGGCGCGGAACGCTTGTATAATTCCGGTAAGTCCAATTAATTTGTTGTACCCCCACATCCTTGCCTGTCGTTCCTGTTTTCGATTCTGGGGGTCGGACATGTCCATAATATTCCCCACTGTTGTATGGTAATGTCCTAGCTCTTCAGCGAGAACACAGGCTTTTTCTGTAGAATTCATATTCTTGCGTAAGTAAATATTATTTCCTTTTATTCTTCCGTCATATGTGCTGAATGGTCGTTCTTTTAACGTGAGACCTTCGGAATTGGCTTCGTTTAATAAAGTGTTATAGTTCATAGTCAACACCTCCAGTACTATTTTAACAAAGCAGCTGTTCTAAAATACGGACTCAGTCGAGCATACTGTCGTCATCCAAACGTTCCTCTTCAGTGTATTTCCGGCTGGATTCATGCGCTGCATCAGCCATTAAGTGCTGTGGAAATTCTGATATATTGTTTTGCTTTTCTATTAAAGCAATGGAACGTTCATATTCTTTTTCTAACGTAAAATCAACCATTTCTCTGCCGTGGTCATCGAGGTCACGGTATTTCTTTATAATATTCTCAAATTCTGATGGAGTTGCTTTATCTTTGTATAATTCTTTGATTTCGTCTTGATATAAAAAGTTTGCATCTACACCAAGTGCATCTGCGATTTCTCCAACTTTGGCTGCTGTTGGCTCTCGATTTTTTTCGTATCCAGTAATTGTTGTTTTAGCTACGCCGATAAGGATCCCTAACTGTTCTTGAGTAAGTCCTTTATTTTTTCGGGCTTCTTTAATTCTATCATGCAAAGACATATTTTCGCCTCCTTTTAATTAGAGAATAGCATATAAGCATTAAACATTCAATACAAAAGTTTTCATAACTCAAACTTTTTATGCCTTTATATCTTGACAAAACCTCAAAATACGACTATTATATACTTAAAGTTCGAGAAATGAGGTTTTAGAGGTGGAAAAATGAGTGTGAAGGATTATAATCTCGTACTTCCGCAGAACATAATTCGTACCATCAATGAAAAAGGATTGAAACAATGTGCTGTGGCAGAAAAGGCAGGATTCAGTAAGCAACAATTTAGCGATATGTTAAATGGACGAAAAATAATCAAACCTTGCGATGCATTGGCAATTTCTGAAGTACTTGGAATTTCAATGAATGATTTATATCAAATTAGGGGAAAGGAGTGATTAAATTGCTTGTTGGAAATAAGGAATACAGCGAAATTCAGATTCTTACAGAAGAGAATGAGCTGATCGCCAGTATTACGGACAAGGATGTTATTGAAAAAGATGGCTACAAAGTTGTATGTGTGCCTGCTGAAAATTAGCCGAGATTGTTGTTACGATTTCTATCTGGATTAGACACTGGTGTAGGAACACCGTTGATATTTCTAACATGATAGTTTTCGTAGTTACCCTGATTGATTTGTCTTACAAATTGTTTACGTGTCATATCGACACCGGTAAAGTTATCGTGAAATCTTTCATTTCGTCCAGTATCAGATTCACGAGTTACAGTAATTCTTGGTGGCATACACATCATCCTTTCTATCAAGGCACACATACATCAACTTTGTACAGGTAGATTACTACTAAAATATGAGTATGTCAATAGCAAAATACAATATATAGAGTATTGATGTGTAACAACAAACAAAATATTGTGGAAATCGATATTTTTATTTAGAAAAATCGAAAAGAGGTGATTAAGATGGTTGATGAATGGCTTGGTAAGAAGATAAAGGCTTATATGAAAGAAAATAGATTTACACAGGCATATCTTTCTAAAAATACTGGAATACCACCGGATAAAGTAAGTGCTTCGTTGAATGGAAAAAGAAGATTTACATTTACCGAGTATGAATTAATGTGCGGAGCTTTGAAAGTAAACACAGATAAATTCCTAAAACCGAGATTACTAAACGAGAAAGGAGAGTGATTGAAGTTGGCTATGGAGATGCTTGATAGAGAATTCCGAGAAGACCAGAGCGCGATATTAAGCAATGAGATTTCGCGGTGTATGATTCAGAACAATATGACATTGGAGAATCTGGACGAGGCGTGCGAGATTGTACGTGAGGTGTTCAGAAAGAACGCCACAATGAAAGGCTGACAATAAGCCAGCCCCTCATTACACCCTATGACATTCGCGGCAACAGAAATAACAACCATCAAATTTTTTATCTGGATGCTTTCGCATTGCTTCCAGTTTGGCAGACTGGCAAGAACTAAAGTACCCAATATACTCCCTATTTAAAACTGATGGGAGGTAAGAACAATTTTCGGTATGGATTTCATGATAGCCGTTAATGTCAGCGTAAATGTTAAAGTAATAGTTTTGATACATATTGTCACCGCCTTTCATAATTATTCGAATATTTGTTCTGATAATTATGGTAGACCGCAATATGCAGGAAGTCAAGAAAAAAGTTTATGAAATCGAAATATTTGTTTCAGACATTTGAACCAGAAGAGAAAGGGGAGTGAGAGAGATGTGGAAAATAGCATTAATAGCAGGCATGGGAATTATAGCTTCGTTTGCTATATGGCTTATGAAAAAAATAGCACCCGAAGACAAGATTTATCCTGCCTGGGCGCTGTTAATTGTAGTTTTATTTGCTTTAGTTGTTATATTCGCTGGATAACGCAGAAAGTTCTCGATTGAGATAAGCATTGAGTATTTCTTAGAGTTGAGAAGAGGAGGTGGTGTAGATGAAGCATTTAACAATGAAAGATGGGGAACTATTTCTTGATGGAGAAAAGGTTGAAAATCTTAAATCCTATAAAATTTCCAGTCCCACAAAGGAAAAGGGGCTCGCAGAACTGGAAATCGTGATTGATGTTATTACAAGTTCAGTTTCGCCTGAATCAAAGCAGTAATCACGCCGGTGGCTATCTGCTTTATGGCGTCTAATGAATTTGAACCGACTGATTTGGCAATATCTTTTGTTTTATTCCAGTTATTATCCTCTCGGATGTTTGCAAGGAATTGATGCCCTTCTGGGAGTAAATACTTAATCAAACATCCACCATCAAGATACCAAGATGGAACGTCTAAGAGAGCGGATAGTTCAGCTTGTTTTATATGATACATTACTTCATCCGCTGAGTATTTGCTTAATTCATCTGGCATTTGAGAAGGCGAAATGGAAGCAAAATGCTTTAAGTCGGTATTGCTTTCAACATAAAGTAACACGTCGCGCACACAATCAGGATTTAGTTTCATAGTGTTCTCTCCTTTCTTTAGTATTCCGCAACACCACAAACGGTAATTAAAGTATAGGAGATTTTAAAGGACAACGCAACAAATACAAACAGTGAGTCATACGCTTTAGAGAGGTGGTGTAAGTGAATGTAGAAAAAATCATGGGGGTATTGATTAGCCTTCTAGCAGAGCAGGAAGAAGCCGAAATTGAATATACGATAGAGAAAACCGCGTAAGCGGTAGAAAGGAAGGACAAGCATGGAAGAGATGAAATTACATGCAGTGCCGGAGTTGGAGCTGATCCCGATCGGGCGGAGAAGTTTGCCGGAGGCGGATCACAAGCGGGAGAGACGAAAGATCCAGCGCAAAAGAAAAGAAAGAGACAACGCTGCAAGAGGACTGGTCACAGTAACAGTCGCCAGTGTGATGTTAAATGCGGTGATGGCTGTGATTATCTACATCTTACAGGCAGGACCGATTTGAAAGGAGGCGAACAAAGAAATGGACGAAGAGGTAAAGAAAGATGCCGAAGAAGAAATGAACTGCATCTTAGATCTGCTCGAAGAATGGTGCTTGAAATACGATCAGGATTACGTGAATGCGGTTGTACTTGTAAAACATGATCAGATCACATCGTGGGGAAGTATAGGCAATCACGAAGACCTCACTTGCAGAATAAAAAAGCGCCCATAAGAGGCGGCAACCTCAGGGCGCACTGGTAATTAACCATTTTTATTTTAAGGGAAAGAAGGAAATTTGTAAAGATATGGCAAAAACGAATTATGAGATCAAAGAGAACCTTTTGACTCTCCCTAAAAAGAGTGAGACAGATGTGTTCCACACAGAACTGAACAGGGTCAGCTGGTTTGGAAAAGAGACAAAGATAGATATCAGGGGATGGTCAGACGATCACGAAAAAATGACAAAGGGAATCAGCCTCACAGAGGATGAATTCATAAAAATCGCCCATGCAGGGTTAGAAAAATTAGGAGGAAAATGAATATGGCACAGATCACAGTAGTTTACAAGGATTTTGATGAGATGAAGGCAGTAGCACGGGAATTACTTAAAAGTGAACTTTCTGATGAGACGCGGGGACAGGCTCAGGTAATAGTTCCTACACAGAGTACACCGGTGCAGCCATCCGCGGCTGTTGCATCGGAACAGCCGGTACCAACAGTGCCGACAGCACCGGTACCGCCGGCAGGGGTGCCAACGAGTGTACCAACCTATACGAGAGATGATTTGTCACGTGCAGCAATGACGTTAATGGACAAAGGAATGCAGGCGCAGCTCCAGCAGTTGATCCAGAGTTTTGGAGTTCCGTCCCTTGTAGACCTGCCGACGGAACAGTACGGAAGCTTTGCAACAGCTTTGAGAGGATTGGGGGCTCAGATCTGATGGGACACGAGGAAAGAGACCACGCACTTTTGAGCGCCTCCGGGGCACACCGGTGGCTGTTATGTACTCCCAGTGCAAGACTAGAGGAACAGTTCCCGGACACAGCTTCGGAGGCAGCAGAGGAAGGGACGCTGGCGTATGAATTGGCAGAGTTAAAGGCAAGGAACTATTTTGATCCCGGTGATATTTCAAAGAGGAAGCTGAACAGCCAGATCAAAAAGATGAAGGAGGATAAGCTGTGGCAGGACGAGATGCTGACGCACACAGATACATACACGGACTATATCCGTGATGTATCCCTCCGGATGCCGTCAAAACCGAGCCACAGAGTGGAAACAAGGCTGAACCTTGAAAAATATATTCCCGGAGGTTTTGGAACCGCGGATCTGATCCTGCTGCAGGGAGAAAACCTGCATGTGATTGATTTTAAATACGGGAAAGGGGTTCCGGTCACGGCAGAAGAAAATCCACAGATGATGCTGTATGCGCTGGGGGCTTACGAGGCATACCGTTTCCTGTATCCGGTTCAGCAGATACATATGTCGATTGTACAGCCACGTTTGGACAACATTTCGGAATGGAGCTGTACCCTTGGGGAGCTGCTAAAGTTCGGAGAGTATGTAAAGGAACGTGCGGCCTTTGCGATAAAAGGAGAGGGAGAGTTCTGCCCGGGAGAGAAACAGTGTCGGTTCTGCAGGGCAAAAGCAAAGTGCAGGGCAAGGGCGCAAGAAAATGTGCGGCTGGCATTCAGTCCGGACATTGGAAAACTGCCGCCCCTGATTACAAATGCAGAAGTCGGAAAATATCTTGTGCAGGGAGAGGATGTGGCAAAGTGGCTGTCTGATCTGAAAGAGTATGCCCTGAAGGAATGTCTTGCAGGAAATGAGGTTCCGGGATGGAAAGCTGTAGAGGGCAGGGGATCCCGTGACTGGACAGACATAGATGCTGCTTTTGAAAAGCTGACAAAATCCGGTGTTGCCCAGGAGGCTATGCTGTGGGAAAAGAAACCGCTGACTCTTGCACAGGTAGAAAAGCTGGTAGGAAAGAAAGACTTCCAGGACGCGGTAGGAGAATTTGTCGTCAAGAATCATGGAAAACCGGCTCTTGTAAAAGAATCGGACAGGAGAGAAGCAATTACAAATAAAGTAACCGCCTCAGAGGCGTTTAAGGAGGAGAAATAACATGAGTTTTGGAGATATTACTAATGTAACAACAGGAGAAGCGAGATTATCATACGTGCATCTGTTCAAGCCGTATGCACATAATCAGGGAGACAAAGAGCGGTTCAGCTGTACGATTCTTGTGCCGAAGTCAGATACGGCTACAAAAGCGAGGATCGATGCCGCTATAGAAGCAGCGAAACAGAAAGGGGTATCCGGAAAATGGAATGGAGTGTGCCCGCCAATCGTACAGACGCCGGTACATGACGGGGATGGGACAAGACCATCTGATGGAATGCCGTTCGGGCCGGAGTGTAAAGGGCACTGGGTATTTACGGCAAATGCGGAGGTTGATTATCCTCCAGAGGTGGTAGACCAGAACGGTAACCCGATGATCAATCAGTCTGAAATGTACAGCGGTGTGTATGCCTTAGTGAACGTAGAATTTTTCCCATACATGTTTGGAGGAAAGAAAGGGATCGGATGCAGTCTGGGACCAGTAAAGAAAGTCCGTGACGGGGAAGCATTGGGAGGAAGTGCACCAACTGCGGCACAGGCCTTTGGCGCTCCTCAGGCAGCATCGGCAGCGGAAAGCCAGCAGGGAATGACTCCGCCGTGGAATCAGCAGGCTACGGGGGAGATCAACCCCATCACAGGACTGCCAATGTAAGAAAAGGGGCGTAAGCCCCTGTTTTTTAACAGGAGAACAGATATGCAGAAAAGACATTTAAGTATTGATATCGAGACTCGCAGCGGGGCAGATATCGGAAAAACAGGACTTTACCGGTATGCTCAGGACCATGAGTTCGGTGTCCTGCTGTTCGCTTATAAACTGGATGACTTCCCGGTAGAAATCGTAGACCTCGAGTCAGGGGAAACAATACCGGACTTTATCATAGCCGCACTGAAAAACCCTCTTGTGGTAAAGCATGCATACAATGCTGCCTTTGAATGGTACTGCTTAAACAGAGCGGGGTATAAAACTCCAATCGAACAATGGCGGTGTACAATGATACACGGACTGTACTGCGGTTATACGGCAGGGCTGGACGCCACGGGAAAGGCAATCGGACTTCCGCAGGATAAGCAGAAGCTGACCACGGGGAAAGCCCTGATCCGGTACTTCTGTGTACCGTGCAAGCCTACCAAAAGTAATGGCGGGCGGAGGTGGAATCTTCCAAAACATGCCCCTGAAAAATGGAAACTGTTTAAAGAATACTGTTGTCAGGATGTAGTGACAGAAAGTGAGATAGAAAAGCGGCTGAGCGCATTTCCAGTGCCTGATGCGGAAGAAAAGCTCTGGCAGATGGATGTTCGGATGAATGCGTTCGGCGTCAGGGTAGATACTGAACTGATTGACGGCGCGCTTGCGATAGATGAAATCAGTACACGAAATCTGATGGACGAAGCAATCAAAGTCACCGGCCTTTCCAATCCAAACAGTACAGGGCAGCTTCTGCAATGGCTGGATGGGCAGGGGGTGCAGTTGGAAAACCTGCAGAAAGCAACCGTGGAAGAGACATTGCAGCAGGAGATTCCTGAACACGTGAGGAGAGTTTTAGAAATCCGTCAGCAGATGGGAAAAACATCTATAAAGAAGTATACGGCTATGCAGACGGCGAAATGCTCGGATGACCGTGTCAGGGGGCTGACCCAGTTTTATGGGGCGAACCGGACAGGGAGATGGGCAGGTCGGCTGGTGCAGTTGCAGAACCTCCCGAGGAATTATCTGCGTACACTTGACTACGCACGGAAACTTGTAAAAACAGGAAATTTTGAAGGGGTCCGACTGATCTACGGAAACGTACCGGATACACTTTCCCAGTTGATCCGGACGGCATTTATTCCATCAGAGGGACGGAAGTTTGTGGTGGCGGACTTCTCTGCGATCGAGGCGCGTGTGATCGCGTGGCTGGCGGGGGAGCAGTGGGTAAATGAAGTATTTGCCACTCACGGAAAAATCTATGAGGCGACGGCATCTCAAATGTTCCATGTGCCGATCGAAAGAATCACAAAAGGAAATCCAGAATACAGTCTGCGGCAGAAAGGAAAGGTTGCGACGCTTGCGCTTGGATATCAGGGAGGCTCAAATGCGTTGATCGCAATGGGTGCCTTGAATATGGGACTGACAGAAGATGAACTTCCGGATATCGTGCAGCGGTGGCGCGCCGCGAATCCACGGATCCGTGACCTGTGGTACGCAGTAGAAGAAGCCGCCCTCGCAGCCATGACAACGGCAGCTCCGCAGGCAATACATGGATTGATCTTCCGGCTGGAAGGGGATATGTTCTACGGACAGTCCTTCCTGACCGTACAGCTCCCGAGCGGGAGAAAGCTGTTCTATCCGCGGCCATTCCTTCAGGAGAACCGATTTGGGAAGATGGCGATCCATTATTACACGGTCGGGCAACAGACAAGGAAATGGGAGGCTGATTCGACCTACGGGGGAAAGATGACGGAGAATATCGTACAGGCAATCGCGCGAGACTGCCTTGCGGAAACCCTCCGCAGAATTGAAAAAATGGGACTGCAGGTGGTATTCCATGTTCATGACGAGGTAATCATCGATGCACCCGCGGAGGTGACTGTGGAGCAGATCTGTAGCCTTATGGCAGAGCCGATACCCTGGGCTCTGGGGCTGATCCTGAAAGGGGCAGGCTTTGAGAGTAGTTATTACATGAAAGATTAGGAGGATTGACGTGCAGTATGACAGAAGATTGATGATCAGTACGGCGGGGAGCAGGAAAGCGACCTATTGGCCGAAGAGCGAGATCATGTGGTCCGACTTTGTAAAAAGACTGGAAACGCCGGTCCAGAGTCCGGAGACAATGGAAGAGTATCTGACCCTGCCAAAGAACCGGCAGTCCGATCTAAAGGATGTTGGTGGATTTGTAGGCGGCATTTTTACGAATGACCGGAGGAAGAGCGCATACGTGCAGGGGCGAGACCTGCTGACACTGGATCTTGACAACATACCTGCAGGGCAGACAGCGGATATCCTGAAACGGATAGCCGGACTGGGGTGTGCATCCGTTATATACAGCACCCGGAAACATACTGGTTACTCACCCCGCTTGCGGGTTGTCCTGCCGCTTGACCGGATGGCAACAGCGGATGAATATGAACCGGCGGCAAGGAAGGTTGCCTCTCTGATCGGCATGGAGTACTGTGACCCGACCACTTTTGACGTCTGCCGGCTGATGTACTGGCCGAGTATATGCAGGGAGGCAGAATATGTATACGAAGTATACGACTGTCCTTTCTGCAGCTTGGACGGGCTGCTTAACATGTATCAGGACTGGCATGATGTGGCGCAATGGCCGCAGGTGCCGGGGAGTGAAGGCGTACAGCGGAAGCGTATGGCCCGACAGGAGGACCCGACAGCAAAGAAAGGGCTGATCGGCGCTTTCTGCCGGACCTATACGGTTTCCCAGGCAATGGACAAGTTTATCCCGGGGCTGTACGAGGCAACCGAGATTCCCGGTCGGTACACCTATACCGGAGGTACTACAACGGGAGGAGCGATTGTATACGACAATGATCTGTTCCTCTATTCCTACCATGCCACGGATCCGTGTTCCGGGCAGCTGGTCAATGCTTTTGACCTTGTAAGGCTCCATAAGTTTGGGGACAAGGATCAGGAAGCGAAAGAGGGAACTCCTGTCAATAAGCTGCCGTCTTATGCGGCAATGACAAGGGTGGCAAAAGAAGACCGGGAGGTTTCCGGTCTTATGGCAAGGGAGAGGATTGAGCAGGCAAAAGAAGTCTTCGGCATGAAGGACGGGAAAGAGGAAACAGAAGATACGGACTGGGTGCTGAAACTTACACGGGATGCAAATGGAAAAGTAGAAAAGACGATTGCTAATGTAACAACAGTACTGGAAAATGATCCGTTCCTGAAAGGGAGGATTGTGACGGATGAATTTGCCTCCTGCGGGATGACAACGGGAGGTCTCCCGTGGGATTCAGAATGTGGGAAAAGGAGATGGACGGATGTGGACTACGCAGGGTATTACCGGTACATGGAAACTTTCTACGGCCTCACAGGGCGTGAAAAGCTGGATAATGGTCTGCTGATTGTAAGCAGCAAGAATATGATCAATGATGTGAAAGAATATCTGACAGGGCTTAAATGGGATGGCGTGCGCAGGGTAGATACCCTGCTGCGTGACTATCTTGGTGCGGAGGACAACCAATACACAAGGGCTGTGATGCGGAAGTCCCTGTGTGCTGCAGTGGCCCGTGCGGTAGAGGGCGGAGTAAAATATGACTATATGCCGATCTTTACGGGACCTCAGGGGATCGGAAAAAGTACATTCCTTTCCATCTTAGGACGGAAATGGTTCTCGGATTCCCTGACAACATTTGAGGGAAAAGAAGCTGCGGAGCTGATACAGGGAACCTGGATCAATGAGGTGGGTGAACTGACAGCTATGACAAAGCAGGAGACCAGCGCGGTCAAACAGTTTTTAAGCAAGACCCACGATATTTACCGCGCGGCATACGGAAGAACGACGAATAAATATCCGCGGCGGTGCGTGTTCTTTGGGACTTCCAACGACAGTGAGTTTTTGAAAGATTCTACCGGCAACCGTCGATTCTGGCCGGTGGATGTGGGAGTACATAAGGAAAAGAAGTCCGTGTGGGATGATCTGCCGGAGGAGGTAGACCAGATCTGGGCGGAGGCATACTGTTACTGGATGCTGGGAGAACTGTTATATCTGCCAAAAGACGTGGAGAAACTGGCAGAGGAACAGCAGGAAATCCATAGAGAGGCTTATGCAAAGGAAGGCGTTGTGCGTGAGTTCCTAGACAAGGATATCCCTCAAGACTGGGACTGCATGAGTCTGATGCAGAGGCGTCAGTTCTATCAGGGAAGCCTGCATCTGCCGCCGGATACCGTACTGGTACCGCGTATGAAAGTATGTGCCGCAGAAATCTGGCAGGAATGTTTTGGAAGCGAATTAAAGTATATGGGGAAGAGGGACAGTATGGAGATCAACAATATCATGCAATGTATCAGAGGATGGAAAAGGAATAAATCATCTCAGCGATATGGGTTCTACGGAACACAAAGGGGGTTTGAAAGGGTGTCAACAAACTAGGGGTTGAAGCGCCAACAAAACCCCGAAAACGTCAACGAAACCCCGAAAATGTCAACAAAGTGGGGAGAAAATGCTGTTTGTTGACTGTTGACGGTTTTGTTTACATAAATGTTGACACAGAAAACCGCAGAAATACAGGCATTACAGATATATGTCAACAATGTCAACAAACTTTCTATAGAAGTAAAAAATATAATACCTAGGTAATATACATATACCGCCTAATATTACCTACGTTACCTAATAAGGGGTACACATACGCGTGCGTACGCGCGCGAGGGATTATAAAGTCAGATAGGAGATAAAAAATGTCAGAAAAAGAAATTGAAAAAATTTTACGGGATGAAGTCAGGAAGCTGGGAGGCAGGGCGTATAAATGGGTGAGCCCGGGGAACGATGGGGTGCCGGACCGGATCGTGATCTTTCCCGCTCGGCCGCCGGTGTTCGTGGAACTGAAAACAGAGAGAGGACGTATGTCGGCACTGCAGAGGCTGCAGGGGCGCAGGCTTCAGGAATTAGGGCAGGATGTCAGGACAGTTTACGGAATTGACGGGCTGAGCCAGTTCTTTCAGGATATGGGATACGAGGAGACGAGCAAAGCGCTGGATTGCAAATATGATCTGTAAGCGGCAGTGAGGAGGTGACGCCCAATGATATTCAGACCGCATGGCTATCAGCAGTATTGCATAAATAAGATCCTTGAGATTAAAAAGATCGGATTATTCTTGGATATGGGACTCGGGAAGACAGTCACGACCCTGACCGCGATCAGGGAATTGAAGTATGATCGATTCCAAGTCAAAAAAGTTTTGGTGATCGCGCCGAAAAAAGTGGCGGAGGGTACGTGGACGAAAGAGAAAGATAAATGGGATCACACAAAGATCTTGAGGGTTTCTCCGGTTCTGGGAAGTCAGATAAAACGGATCCGGGCATTAAATACCCCGGCTGATATTTATATTATCAACCGGGAGAATGTATGCTGGCTGGTGGATTACTACCGGAACAGCTGGCCGTTTGATATGGTGGTCATCGATGAGTCCAGCAGCTTTAAGAGTCACAAGGCGAAGAGGTTCAAATCTTTAGCAAGTGTTAGGACGCATATCGACAGGATTGTGGAGCTTACAGGTACACCTTCCCCAAATGGACTTGAGGACTTATGGGCACAGGTATTCCTTTTGGATGGGGGCGGCCGGCTGGGACGGAGATACACACAGTTCCGGGAACGGTATTTTGATCCTGGGGACAGGGGCAGAGATGTGATATATAACTACAAGGCAAAACCGGGAACGGAAGAGAGTATCCTGCAGAAAATTTCGGATATCTGCATCAGCATGAAGGCGGAGGATTACCTGCAGCTTCCGGAAGTCATTTACCATGAAATTCCGGTGGTGCTGGATGATAAATCCAGAAAAGCCTATGCTGACCTGGAGCGGAAGATGGTACTGGAGCTTCCGGAAGATGAGGAGGAAATCAGTGTGACCAGTGCTGCTGCACTGAGTAATAAGCTGCTTCAGCTGGGGAACGGAGCAATTTATGACGAGGAGCGGAATTACCATGAGGTGCACAACTGCAAGATTGAGGCCTTTATGGAGCTGATCGAATCCCTGCAGGGGAAACCGGCACTTGTATTTTATAACTTCCAGCATGACCGGATCCGGCTGCTGGAAGCACTTAAGAAAACAAAACTGCGTGTCCGGGAACTGAAGACCACACAGGATGAGGATGACTGGAATACCGGGCAGATTGACATCCTTCTGACTCATCCGGCAAGCAGCGCATATGGGTTGAACCTGCAGCAGGGCGGAAACCATGTGATCTGGTTCGGGCTTACCTGGAATTATGAGTTATATACTCAGGCGAACAAGCGTCTGCACCGGCAGGGGCAGACAGAACGAGTGATCATCCACCACCTTGTGTGTGCGGATACCCGGGATGAGGATGTGATGAAGGCGTTGGAAAAGAAAGATGATGTGCAGGCATGGGTGATGCAGAGCTTCAAGGCAAGGATCAAAGCAATTAGGGAGAAACAGGTATGACGAATGCACAGAAAAAAAAGAGGATTGAAAGCCACTGGGATCATCCGGTGATCTGTCCGGGATGTGGAAAAGAAATCAAACCGGATGATGATATGGGGAATGTGGAATATGTGAGGACAAAGAGAAAAACAGATATTTTCTTTCATACAGAGTGTATGGAGAAAGTATGGAAATAGAAGACATATGAGGTGAATCGATGAAAGATGAAATAAAAAGCATAGTAACGATCATTGAAGAGGTTTGTGAGGACGTTTGCGAAAACTACTGCGAGTACAGAAATACGATAGACGACTACGGCGAGTGTGATATGCAACGAGAGAGCGGTAAATGTCCGTTAGATCGGTTGAATTAAGTTGAAATTTAGGAGTTGATACATTGAGAAAGACCAAAACAAACGAAGCTAGTGCTGCCGCGCTGATCCGAGCGCAGGGGCAGCAGATCCGGCAGGAGACAGCGTGGGAATATTTACAGAGACGATGTGGATTAAGGGGTGACGTGGATGGAGATAACAAAGGAGCTGCTCCAGGGATACCGGAGTAAAAAGGATGAGATCCTGGAGCTGGATTATATACTCAAAAACCGATGGAGAGATGAGGGGTTGATCGGGAATGACGTAATCTTTGATTACAGCAAGGGATACCCCATGCCACAGGGCGTGGTAGGATTTGACAAGAAGAAGTATGATCGCCTTCAGTGTCGGGATCAGCGACGGAAGGAGCAGCTGGAGCAGGAATGGGTGGAAGCAATAACTGATAGCATTACAAGGAGGATCTTCAGGATGTGCTTCGTCGAGGGGAGAAAACAGAAGGCGGTTGCGAAAACGGTACATTTAGATCAGAGCCGTGTGAGCAGAAGAATTGATGAATATTTGAAAAACGCATAGCATGCATACGAAACATATTTATAATAACAATAGAGCCAATAGGCGAACAGCAATCGGCTCGGAGAATCATTTCTCCCCAAATACACTTATATCAAGAAAGATATCTTGCAGATTGTGAGGCGTCTTTTTTTACATTGTATAATGTTAAAAATTGAGATATTATAAAAATAGATTTTAGTGTATACGGAGGAGAAAGTATGGCAAATATAGATAACAGTGAAATATTGACAAACGCAGCAGCAAAAGTCGTTGAGGATGCGGCAATCGGACTGTGGAATAAAGTGAAAAATTATTTTGCAGAAGTTAGTGCGCATGAGCAGATAGAATTAGGGTTTGCATATGAAGAATATTTGAAAAATACGAGAGCTAAAAATAGCAAGATAAAAACATTAATATACAGACATGTGCCAAAGGATCTTTATTCATTTTATGAATGCGTTGGAGTTGAGTTTGATGGAGAAGTGATAGATACAAATACAATTAACAATATACTAGATGTAGGAAATAAAATAATTATAAGCGGAACAGGTGGGATTGGTAAAACAACACTGTTGAAACATTTTTACTTAAATACGATTAATGATACATCGTATATTCCTGTTTTAGTAGAACTAAGAATGGTTAATTCTATGGAACTTGATAAAATATCTATGTATGATATTGTCTATCACAATTTATTAAATAATGGATTTCGGATGGAAAATAAATATTACGAATATAGCCTGGAAGAAGGTGGATATGTTATTTTATTAGATGGATTTGATGAGATTAACAGAGAAAAAATTCAAAAATTAACAGAAGAAATCATTAGTTTTAGCGGGAAATATCCAGAAAATAAGTATATTCTTACATCTAGACCAAATGACAGCTTTATGGGGTGGAATGATTATGCCGAAATGAATGCGTTAGAACTTACAAAGAGTCAAGCATTAAGTTTAGTAAGCAAGATTGATTTTGATGAAAAAGTAAAGGAAACATTTTATAAAGAATTAGATGAAAAACTATATGATAAATATAAATCTTTTGCATCAAACCCGTTATTGCTAACAATTATGTTACTTACATTTGATAATCGAGCATCTATCCCAGATAAGTTGAATGATTTTTATGAACAAGCTTTTGCTACTTTGTTTAATATGCATGATGCGACTAAAGATGCATATGTGAGAGATATTAGAACAGGCTTAGGATGTGAAGATTTTAAATTGATTTTTGCGTATTTCTGCTTTAAGTCATATTTTTCGGGAGATGCGGAATTCACAGAAGTTATGTTAAGAAAATATTTGGAAGAATGTAAAATGAAATTTCCAAATATTGCTTTTAAAACTGAAGATTTTTCTATTGATTTGACTCAGTCAGTTTGTATGTTAGTTAAAGAAGGAATTAATTATAGATTTACCCATCGTTCGTTTCAAGAATATTTTGCGGCATGGTATACATGTAAATTGGTAGATAAAGATCAAGCAGAATTATTGACAAATTGGATAAAAGAATCAGATCGAATTCAAACAGATTCATACTTTGATATGTTATTTAATTTGCAAAGCGAAAAAGTTAATAAAATAATTTTGTATCCAGCTCTAAAACAAATTAGAAAGAGATATAATGAAGATGGATATTCGCTTAAATTGTTAAGATATATGTTTTCGGGAGTTTTTATAGACAGAAGAATTGATGATAAAGGAGAAAGAAAATATTCTTTTTGGATGAAAGATAAAATAAATATTTAAGAAATTTCTTAAACTCTCTTATAAGCCCTTAAGCCCTTATTTTATACGGTCTAAGGGCTTTTTTATACGGTAGATAATATCTTAAAACGTCTTAAACTTGCTTAATCTTACCTCGTCTAAAGTAGTAAATTCAGTAGTACGATTATGCGGTCAATCTTTGCATTTCGGCTTGTGCTGACTGATAACCCCCATGTGCATAATAGCCAAGTGTCATAGTGATATTTTTATGCCCCATGACATATTGAAGATTAGTCGGTGTCATTCCTCTGTTTGCCATGTTCGTGCAAAAGGTATGTCTTAAAATATGCGGTGTAATGTTCGGCAATTCCTTTTGCGTAATCTTTCTATACTTCTTCACAAGGTTTCTGAAAGTAGTTGTATAACAAGCGTTATACATAGGATAGCCTTGCTTGTTAAGAAAGATAAAAGTACTATAACCGTCAACGACAATAGGCTGTGCGTTGTTTTGGCTTCTTATAACTTCCTGTAATGCTTCATAGACTAAATCAGTCATAGGCACTTTGCGATAACCACTATCACTTTTTGGTGGCTCAATATAATAACCGTCTTTGTCTTTTTTTAATTGGTGGTTAATATCAATCATGCGGTTATCAAAATCAAGGTCAGAAAGCGTTAATCCGCACATTTCAGAGATACGCAAGCCAGTATTTAGCAGGATAACGATTGCAGGATAATAGGCTTTATATGTACAATCAATTTTCACAAAGTCAAGCAGTGCCTTTGTCTGTTCTTCTGTCAATGCTTCTTTCGTTTTGGTGTCATTTTCAATAACATCAGTCAAAGCAAAATCAAAAGGATTTTTTCTAAGCAAGTCATCTTGTATAGCGAGATAAAATGTTGCGTTAAGGCTTCTTTTCATATTTTTGATTGTACTGAAAGAATACTTTTCTTTCATTCTGTACGCCCATGCTTTCGCTTCAGATAGTTTCAGTTTATCAATATTCACATTCCCTAAGCTGTCATTCTTTAAGGCTTCCATAAGGTTATTTCTTCCTTGTACGGTCGCTTTTCTGACATTTGCACGACTATTGATATAGCGTTGGTATAATTGACATACCGTCATTTTTCCGCCTGTCGTATCAATACCGTCATCTAAATCTTTTTGTATTGCTCTAATCATATCACGAAGTGCAACACAATCTCTTTTTCCTTTTGGTACTCTGTCAGTCGAAACAAGTTTCCAAGAATAAATAAACTTAGGCTTTCCGTTTTCTATGTACTTGTAAGCATATCTACCGTCTTTTCTTTGACTCTCTCCATTATGTAATAAACGACCTTTGCGGTCTGTCCTCTTTTCCATTATGAACTCCTTTCTTATGAAAAGAGCCTTGAATATGACTAATCAGAGTATAGCATAAACAAGGCTTCATTTCATTAAATTGCGGTTAATTTATCTAAGACTTTTTCAAAAGATTTTCGCTTGATTAACAGGCGTTTCCCATTATAGAAAATCCAGTCCGCATTCTTATGTTCTTCTGCAATTTTTCGCAACTTATTTTCGCCAATATGGAAGTATTGGCTTGCTTCATCGATAGATAATAAATATTTTTCGTGTATAGGTACATTGTGTTTCATCTACATATCACGCTCCTTTGCTGTTAAGGTCAAGTTATCTTCATCAAGCAAGAACGCCTTAAAAAGAACATCGTTTTGATTGATAAATACACCTTTTGAGTTTGGCGGTATTTTTTCAGAAGCAGAGCTATTTTCTAATACCATTTGAGATAAAATTTTATCCGCACTTCCGCATATTCTGTTGCCTAAGTTTGTTTTTATCTGACCGTTGATTATATCGGCTGACGGTTTTTGTATTGATAAAATAAGGTGTATGCCAAAAGCACGCCCCAATCGAGCGATAGACGTTATATGTTCCTCTATCTTTTCCATAAGTTCCAACTTTTCCTTATCGGTACTTTTTTTCAATCCTGTTTTGTCTAAGAGTTCCGCCACTTCATCACACGTAACAATGATACGGTTTAATTTTTCATTATTCTTGTTGTTATACTCCTCAATATCTCTACAAGAATTAGAAACTAAAATATCTCTTCTTCTGTTCATTTCTGCCTTTATAGAAATCAGCGTATCAAGAAAATCTTTTTCCGTAGTAATAATTTTACAATTTTCATGCCATAACCTTTTGAAGTCTAACCCACCTTTGAAATCTGCAATATAAACTTCCATATTTTTTGATATACATTGCCACAAACAAAGTTTGAAAAGCGATGATTTTCCAGAGCCTGTGCCTCCGGCGATCAGGCAGTGAGGGGTATCATTTATATTTATCATTACTTTTTCAAAAGCAGAAATCCCCAATAGCAAAGTACAATCATCATCAACTAAATACTTATCTTCCCATACGAGCATTTTTGAAAAAAATTTATTTATGTCAACGCAATAGACTTTTATAATCTTCTTGCTGTTTTTGCCAAATTCTATTTTCAAAATATCATATTCTAATATTGTTTCTATTCGCTCTTTTGCGTTTTCCCAATCAATTATAGACAGATATGGACTGTAAAATGTATGAACAATAATATCCGTTTCTTTGGACTGTCTTTTTTTGCTCAAAAGTCGGGGAATTTCGTACTCCTTATTATGAAAGCCTATCTTATAAAAACCTTTTGATATTTTACGTGTTCCCATAGGCGTTCCCAATACTATCAAAGCTACAAACAGCGTAAAAGGTTCAATAATTATAAAAATCGTTTCATTGATGATATTTTTAGGCAGTACAGAATAATATATAAACCCCAATCCATTCAAAAAGTAAAGTACTAGTAATAGACAAATAAATGTAATCAATTTCTTTTTATCTGAGGTCATTACCCTAACCCCATTTAGCAAGCGAAAGCCTAAATTTTCTATTTTTCTAATCATATATAAAGTACCTCTCTTTCTCATGCTCTACGACTTCCCCTGTTTCTTTGATTTCAATAATTTTACTAATTTTGTTTATTAAAGCGTTCCATTTTAGGGGATAATGTCTTTGTACATCTCGATATTGTTTTTCTAAAGGAAGAACAGAGAGCAAATATACATATTCATATACACTATATCTATCATAGAACCTAGCAGGCAGATACATTGGAAATATATCTAACAATGAAATCAAATCATCAATATAAAGAGAACTTTGGAAATTATCTAACAGCAAAACTTTCTGTCCATGATATGTATCATAACTCATGTCTTTGTGTTTCCTATAATTCGTTATTCTGCAAATATCAACAGGTTCATGGCATTCATAAACCATTCTTGTCTTGCCAACTCCACTTTCGCCAAAACAGTAAATCACAGAAAGAGAACGAAATTTATTTGCATTCTTGATTAGTAAAGCCTCTTTTAATGCTTCAATTTGCTTAACCCTAAAGATAAGTTCGGGTTTGTCTGAAACAATTTCGCCAATTATTTTTCCATTTTCTAAATCCTTGATAACTTCATAATTTAGTGGATTTTTTTCCTGTTTCTCATTTGGAATTTCGCCCCATTCATAGAAAGAGCCTTCAACTTTTGTTTCTTCTTTTTCTGTTCCTTCCCATTTGCCTGTTTTAGAAACATACTCTTTATTTTCAAGTACGCTTCCATGTGCCTTTTCACAGTGGCAAACAGGAAACCTAGAAGAACAAATTGTTGAAAATCTGATAGGAGATTTTCTGTATATAAAAATATGTGTATGTGGAGTTCCACTCTTTGATATTTCATCACTTATACAGTAATAAGTAGGGAAAAGGCTATTCAATCTATCAATAATGATTTCCCTTGTCAGCCCATATTTTTGAGGGTTATTTATTACTATATTCCACTTCCTTGATTGTGGGTTTCCCATTAAATCACTCCTTTTCTTTCCTCTGCTACATGCTACATATATATGCTAAGGGGTAATACTTCCCCCTTAGCATATTGTGGTAATTCGTGCCCTTACGGGCACTCATACCACAACGCCAAACGCAATTATTTCTCTACAACAACAATATCTTCCGCATATACAGAAAGTTGATTTCGATAATCTCCATAAACAGTCGCTACCGCATTTTTTAACTGCACTTCGACCTGCATAGGCACATCAATCTGCTTTGGCACTTTTACATATAGCTTTTCAAAAAGATTAGAGCCTTTCTCATTCTCTTTTCGTTCATAAGGCGTATTATCTTGTGTAGTTACAATTTCTACCCTTGTACCGATAATTTCTTTCGTTTCACGGTCAGTTAATGGAGATATACCGACCGTCATAAATCTTTTGTGTTTAGCAAAACCGTTCCAATCAAAATATTCAAATTGTCTTAAATATTTCATTTGTATTTTCCTCCTATTTTTCTTCCAGATATATTACTGTGTACACTTGCTTTATATCTTGAAAATACTATATCAAATTATCAAATTCTCAATATTATATTCTTGATTTTGTGATTTTAAGAATTTATAATATATTTATATTCTGAATATAGAATTTAAGGAGGGTAAAATGATAAAAGATGAAAAAAAGAGATTACCTCAATATTTAGATGGGTTAGATAATGAAGAATTAGAAAAATTGCGGAATGATACTTCAATTGAAAATTGGAGAAAGAATTTTATCTTGCGTTTTTATGAGCAACTCTCTTTAAAAGAACTTTCAAAAAAAGATGTTTGTAAAAATGTAAGTTCTGACACCGATAGATACAAACTATTATTTGATGATTATAAACTTGCTCATAGTACCTTAACAGAATGCACAAACATAAATGCACACAAAAAATTAAGAACATTCAGCATAAATCATTTGATTGCAATATCAAATTCTTTAAATGTAAGTATAGATTATCTTTTAGGAATCGAAACTAATGAAAGCCATGAAAATACAGATATTCATAAAGTTATTGGTCTTAACGACATAGCAATTAATAAGTTAAAAAGAAATAAAGAAATTCAAAGACAGTTGGAATTTTTTTTATTATCTCCCAAGATTGAAGATATTTCTAATGCAATTTATAATGAATACTGGAAGCATAGTCTTTACATAGGAGTATGTAATGAATACAGCAACGAACTGGTTATAAAAATCAAGGAAAGTTATCATGAATTTAGTAATAAAGTTTTCCCACTAGAGAGAAATCAAGATAAGTATAAGCAATATTTAAAAGAAAAAATCTCATATAAAGATATATTAAAAGCGTATGAGAATATAAAAAATTTCTTTAAGGATAATTTATCTCAGTCTTTACAAATTCAATATGCGGATAATACTTCTGGATTTTCTGATATGAAGTTATATGATTTTTTTATTACTGATACTGTAGAACGCACCTATGATATTTTTGAACATATATTTAATGATTTATCATTAGAAAAAATTACACAATCATTTTTGAATTTATTAGACGATTTTTTTAATAGCTAATAAAGGAATTTCTATTATTGAAAATGAAAAAAGAACAACTAATATTGCTTGTTAGTTGTTCTTCTTTTTCATACTTCAGTTATATAATAGAATTGTGTAAATAGTATGTTATTTTTCGCTTTATTCTTTGTTTTCTTCTGTATCTTCTGTTTTCTCTTCCATATTCTCTAAAGCATATTGGCAAGCTTGTATAACAAAGCGAGAAAATGTAACATGTTGGTTTTGAATTGCGTTTTCAATTTCCTCAATCAATTCTAAGGGGAATCTTATTGTTTTGTTTTCTGTCTGCTTCTTATCGGGTTTGAGTTGGAAAGCCATTTGCATACCTCCTTGTTATTAACATGGTATTGCAAATAAGCACAAAAATATGCACTGCATATTGCAATGCAACTATTGTTTCTAATCTTACAATATGATAAAATGAGAAAAAAGCATAGAGAGGAATGGACAACATGAAAATCAATTTCAAAAGCAAGAAAGTGATTATTCCAATCATTATAGCTGTAATTGTCTTAATTATTGCTTCTGTATTGGGGTATCGTTATTATCAGCAACAGGAATTACAGAAGAAAATCGACACAGCCATTGCACAGATTGAAAAGACAGAAACAGACTTTAACAAGGGAGATACACGAGAAGATAAACTTACTCTTTTACAGTCTATTTCAAAGGAACATGTTGATTATGAAAAGTCAAAAGATGTAATTAAGGAAATAGATGAAAAATATCATTCTGTTATATCCGATATGCAGAAAGTATTTAGAGAAGAATACGACAAGACTTTGACCGACAACATGCTGAAAGATATTGATAAAATCAGCGATAAAGAGCAGTTAAACAACGCTAAAACAAAACTCAATGAATTATTAAAGACCATACAAGGCGAAAAAGATGTTGTATGTACGGAAAACGAAGTAAACGAGTATGAAACAAAAATCACTGACCTTGTAAAATCTTATGAGGACAGAGTAACCGCAATCGAAAAAGAAGAACAGGCAAAAAAAGAAGCTGAAGAAAAAGCACAGCAGGAAGAAGCGGCAAGGCAAGCTGCACAGAAAGCACAGCAGGCTTCAAGTTCCAATAATTACAATAGTTCTGAAAGTTCTTCCGGCGGCTCTTCATCGGGCGGTTCTTCCGGCGGAAATACTAGCAGTTCATCATCTGGTGGTCGTTATCAAACGGGAACTTCATGGTACGAAGATGAAAATGGCAGAACAGAGTATCAGGAATATTCTGACGGCAGTTGGACAGCACAAGACGATCAAGGGAACAGTTGGAGCAGTGATGATTTAAGCGAATGGTTAGATTAAGCGATAAATAATAATCAAGGGATATTCCAAAATGATGAATTGGAATATCCCTCTTTCTATTTTGTCGTTTCTTCCCTTTGTCAATCCCCACTTTTCAGTGCCTACGGTAAAGGGATTGACAAAGATTAACTTTTTTCGTCATAAACAAGGCTCTATGTGATTTGTAGTAAATGAGTAGTAAATTTGTTGTTTTTCTGTGCTTGATATGCTGTGAATTGCCTTTATTTCAAGCGTTTTTTAGGATAATCTTTTAAATTTCATTTAAAATAAAAAACAGATATCTATGCAATGCTATGCGAGCTGCCTGTCGATTGAATGGCTATTCGTATCCTGAAATAAATAAGGAATTTGAACATGAAGTTGCAAAAAAAATTGGATGGAAGCGAGGAATTCATCCAATATATTTTAGTAAAGTATTGAAAGAAATAAGTGAACACGATTTGCTAACGGCAACGGAATGGTGCAAGCAACAAATAGAGTTTTCCATAAATCTTGCGAACACACTTGAAAATGGGGATAGAAAAGATGGGAAAAGAGTAAGTGATATATTGGCTAGATTATAGAGAAAAATATAGAAAATTTAAAATTTAAGCACCCTCCGGGGTGCTTTTCTAATGCATAATTCCACTCCCTGTGCACATACTATCCCCGAGGTGATAGAATGAATAAAAAGCAGCAGGAGCAGGAAAACAGACAGAAGAACTTGAATAAGTTCAACAGCGTAACAGAAAAGGTAAAACCGGAGAATCAGAACCAGACGCACAATGTCCGATCTGAAGCGGTAGAGCCGAAGAACAGACAGGTATAAGGCATCCGAAAGGGTGTCTTTTCTAATGCGAAATTTTAAGTAGAGGAAGGTGGTGAAGTGGCGAATTATGAAAACATAAAAGATAAAGGATTTGATCATCGAACAACGGACGAACTACGGATTATTACATCAAAAGGAGGTAAAGCCAGTGGAAAGGCAAGACGCCGGAAGGCGGACTTCCGGAAGAAGCTGAACATGCTGCTTACCGCTGAAATAGATAGTGAAGAATGGAAGCCGGTTCTGGAGGCACTTGGTGTTGAGTGTACTTTAGAGTCGGCTCTTTTAATGGCGCAGATTAAAGAGGCGTTGGCTGGAGATACGAAGGCAGCCACCTTTGTTGCAAAATACTCTGGCCAGTCTTCTGAATCTGATGAGAACAGGTTGAACCGTGAAGCAGATACAGAGCTTAAGAAAGCACGCAAGCAGGCGGTTACTGGTGAAAATGAAACGGAAGAGGCTCTTGATAAACTGGATCAGATACTAAAGGAGATGCGTGATAATGCAGTTAAGCAAGAAACAGAATGAGTATATTGTGAATGCAACGCATCGTTGGAATATTAAATCCGGAGCTGTACGATCGGGAAAGTCTTATGTCGACACTGCGTTTGTGATTCCTTTCCGGATTAGAGAAAGAGCCGGAAAACCTGGGCTAAATGTTATCCTTGGCGTTTCCAAAGAATCCATAGAAAGAAACGTTCTGCAGCCGATGCGAGAGATTTACACAGACAAGTTGATCGGAACGATTAACAACCGGAATGTAGCGCGGATCTGCGGAGAGGATGTTTACTGTCTGGGAGCGGAAAAGGTCAGTCAAGTGGCAAAGATTCAAGGGGCATCCATTAAGTACTGCTACGGAGACGAGGTGGCAAAGTGGAACAAGGAAGTGTTCCAAATGTTGAAATCTCGTCTTGATAAACCATATTCTTGTTTTGATGGATCATGTAACCCGGAGCATCCTACACACTGGCTAAAAGAGTTTCTGGACAATGAAGAACTGGATATCTACCTGCAGAGGTACACGATATTCGATAATCCTTTTCTTCCGGAAGAATTTGTGCAGCAGCTCTGTAAAGAGTATGAGGGAACAATTTATTACGACCGTCTGATACTGGGGCTATGGAAAAGGGCTGAAGGAGCAATCTATAAAAGATTTGCCGATAATCCAGAATTATTTTTGTGTGAGATTGTGGACGAATTATCGCCTGATCCGGAGCGTAAGCAATTCCGAAAAGAAGATATCACATCCATAGAGATCGGCTTGGACTTTGGTGGAAATCAGTCCGGTCATTCTTTTGTTGCCAGAGGATATACAGACAATTACAGAGATGTAATTGCACTAAAATCCCGTAGAATCATGGCAAAGGATGAAAATGAGGATATAGACAGCAATATGCTGGACAAGATGTTTTGCGACTTTGTTGGAGAAGTGATTGAAGAATATGGGGTTGTTATCCGCCACGGAGATTATGTGGAATATTGCAATGTGGAAACCGTTTATTATGATAATGCGGAGACGGTTCTTGGAAATTCTATCCGGAACGCAGTGGAGAAACAGTATCCTTGGATATCGGTTCGTAAGGCAAAAAAAGCAACGATAAATGACAGAATCAGATGTACCGTCAAGCTCATGGGAGCGGGGCGGTTTTTTATTACAAAAGACTGCGAAAGCTTGAAGACGGCATTTTCGGATGCAGTTTGGAATAAGGATGTGAAAGATAAGGATGATCGTCTGGATGATGGCAGCACAGATATCGACAGTTTGGATGCGTTCGAATATACGATTGAACGCGATATGAAATACCTGATTGAAGAGGTGGAAGATGTTTGAGGGATTAAAAAGATTTTGGAAAGGATTCATGCGGATGTTTGGATATACGACATTAAAACAGATCGTTGGCAAGGATATCACACTTTCTGACAACATGATCAATGCGATAAACGAATGGAAGCAGATGCTGAATGGACAGGCGGATTGGATCACTGACAGCATTGTATCTTTGGGGATAGAAGAAGGCATCTGTCGTGAATTTGCCGATTGCGTTCTGGTGGAAATGGAAACCAGCGTGAGTAATGAGCGTCTGAATAAGATATATCAAAAAAATATCGCAAGGTTGAATGAAAATTTACAGGAAGGTCTTGCACTTGGATCATTTGTCCTGAAACCGCTCGGAGAAGCTACTGCTGAATTTATATCTGCGGATAAGATCATTCCAATCAGCTTTGGAGATGATGGAAAACCGAATGATATAGCTTTTCTGACAGTGAAGAAAGTCGGAGATACGGATTACTTCACGCGGTTTGAAAGACATTATTTCATAAACGGAAATTTGACCATAGAGAATAAATGTTTTCATTCTCAGACAGCAAGTGATATCGGTCTTCCGTGTAGTTTGGAAGCAGTAGAAGAATGGTTGAACATCAATCCGGGACCTGTTACATATCCGGGAATGAACCGAATGGATTTTGGTTATTACCGGAATCCGATTAAAAATAAAGTTGATGGTTCGGCATGTGGTGTCTCTGTATACGATTCGGCAACAGATCTAATTAAAAAGGCGGACATCCAGGGGGCAAGGCTTGACTGGGAGTATGAATCTGGGGAACGCGCCATCCATGTCGATGGCAAAGCATTAAAACAGGATAAATCAACCGGAAGATTTGGAATGGCAAGGCTTAATAAAAGGCTTTACCGAGGTTTGAATTTGGAAGCAGGGAAAGATCAGGAGCTTCTGAAAGAGTATTCTCCGGAAATGCGAGACGAAGCCTTTAAGCGTGGACTTGAAGAGTATAAGCGAGAAATTGAATTTTCTGTTGGCTTGGCTTACGGAGATTTATCGGATGTGCAGGAAGTCGCTAAGACAGCAACAGAGATAAAAGTATCAAAGAACCGGAAGTATAACCGGGTAACGGCAATTCAGAACAATCTGTATGATTGCCTGGAAGATTTCGCCGCAGGACTTGCCTTTTACAACAGCATGTTGCACTCCGGGTATGAGTTTTCCTGCAAGTTCAATGATTCTATTCTGACGGATGAAGAGGCAGAACGACAGCAGGACAGACAGGATGTAAGTATGGGAGTGATGTCACATCTGGAATACAGGATGAAGTGGTACAACGAAGACGAGGCAACGGCTAAAAAGATGCTGCCGGAACAGAATCAAGTTATGGAGTAGGTGATCTGATTGAGAGAAGACTACAAGAAATAGTTGTCCCGTCAGATTGAGAAACACTTCTCTGATCTAGAAATTCGGATTATGGAAGATATCGTTCGCCGGATCCGGCAGACCGGGAAAATAACCAGCACTGCTGACTGGCAGATCAACAGGCTGCGGATTCTGGGATATTCTTCTGAGGACATTGAGCAGATGTTGAAAGAAGCGTTGGATAAATCTTATCCGGAGATGTTTGAATTGTATGATAAAGTCATTGATTGGGAATATGTCCGGAATAAGGAAGTATACGAACAGGTTAATGCAGAATTTATTCCGTACGAAGAGAATGAGGAGCTGCAGCAGATAACGGAGGCGCTTATCAGACAGAGCAGTGAGGAATTGAAAAATATAACAAATTCTCTTGGCTTTTATTTGGATTACGGAACAGGGAAACCGGTATTGACTCCGTTGGCACAGGTGTATCAAAAATATTTGGATGCTGCCTGTATGGATATTGTGTCCGGGGCATTTGATTATAATAGCGTCTTGCGAAGAGTTGTGACACAGCTTACAAATAGCGGTCTCAGACAGATTGATTATGCATCCGGAAGAGCAAACCGAATCGATGTGGCAGCACGCAGAGCTGTTATGACCGGGGTGTCGCAACTTTCGGGAAAGATATCTGAAATGAATGCTGAAAAATTCGGCACAGAACATTTTGAGGTGGAATGGCACGCCGGAGCTCGACCAACCCATGCAGTGTGGCAGGGCAGAATATACAGCAAGGAAGAACTTACAACGGTGTGTGGACTTGGAAGTGTAACGGGATTGCTCGGTGCTAACTGCTATCACATGTATTATCCTTTCGTTCCGGGCATTTCCGTCAGGAACTGGACAGACGAGTGGCTGGAAGAGCAGAATCGCAAGGAAAACACGCCGATTACCTTTAACGGTAAAGAATACACTCTTTACGAAGCAAAGCAACGGCAGAGGCAGATGGAAACTTGTATGCGGGCACAGCGTGAAAAGGTTGACCTTTTGAAGAAAGGCGGAGCTGATCCGGATGATACCATGATCGCAAGAGCGAAATATCAAGGGCAGTTGAATGAATATAGCCGGTTCTGTAAGAAGATGGGTCTGACAGAAGAAAGAGAGCGTATTTATTATGATATGCGCGGAAGGATAGCAACAAATACGAAAAAGCAGAACCGTAAATATACGACAGATATGATTCGAAATGCGGATAGAGATTCAAAGCAGTATTACCGGTACAGAAATATACTTGGAGATGATGTCGGCAGCCTTGCTGATTTTCGGCAGATGAAGTATGATGATGAAGAGAAATGGAAGTACATCAATGGTTTAAAGGGATATATAGAAAAATATCCAACAAGCAATAAAATATATTACGATATCCATACGGCATTGGAAGACGCAGGAATAAAGGTTGAGTAGCGCTTCCACCCGTTCAGAAGCAGGCATTTATTCTTTCAGAAGGAAAGAAAGACCCTAACCATATAATGAAAAGAATGTTAGAACGAGGAATTACTGATGATGAAGTAAGGTATTTTATGAAGAATGCGAAGGTGATGTTTTCTCAGTGGGGAGGGAAGAGACAACTATTTGTATCTGAAGAAGGCATGGTGGTTGTAACGAATTCAAGTGGAGAATGGATATTTAAGACTGTTTGGTCAAAAAATGATTATGACGAACAATCAGAAAATATAATGGAGGTGTTGAAAAAGTATGTCAAGTAATAATATAGACTACGAAGCAGATCATTATTGCCCTGCGTATGGTCGGGTTATTGATGCTGATTTATGTTATGATTCTATGATGTGCTTAAATCGTTTTTTTAAAACATCTTCTACAAAAGAACTGGAAGAGATAGAGAATATAGATAAGGCAAGGGAAATATGTCGGTCTTGTCCATATAGTGAATAATACCACCCATTCTTCGGAGTGAGTGGTATTTTTGTACCCATTTTTAAGAAAGGAGGATTGTCATGAAACTTTTTGAACAGGATGTAGGAAAGGAATGGTGATCCAGTTATCTCCCGTTGAGACGCAGGGTGACGCGTCTTATTTTATTGTCTTTTTCCGGCAGACGTAAAAGAACGGAAGAAAGGAGAGTGTAACATGAAGGCAGAATTTTTAAAAGGACTTGGATTGGAACAGGATGTTGTTGACAAAATCATGGCAGAAAATGGAAAGGATGTTGCTGCGGAACAGGCAAAGACAACGAAAGCCGTAAGTGAGAGGGACAATTATAAGGACCAGCTTGCGACAGCAACGGCATCTTTGGAAAAGTTCAAAGATGTAGACCCGGCAGCCATGCAGAGTGAAATTGAAAACTTGAAAGAGCAGTTGAAGGATAAGGATGCAGAATACGCTGCAAAAGAAGCAGACCGCATTTTCTCCGATACCGTCAAAGAGGCTATTAAGTCAGCCGGCGGAAGAAATGAAAAAGCAGTCATGGCTATGCTTGATATGGAAGCATTGAAAGCATTAAAAAACCAGTCTGAGGACATTAAGAAGGCATTGGAAACCGTGAAGGAGTCCGATGCTTATTTATTTGGTTCTGACGAACCATTTATGAACGCAGTCGGAGCAACCGGAGGCAGTGCTGATGTTGGCGGAGATAATCTGTCAGCAATCAGAGCAGCTATGGGACTTCCGACAAACAAATAATTTTTATTTTTAGAAAGAGAGAGGTAAAAAGATATGGCAAATACGATTGCATTAAGAAAAGCGTATGCTACTATGCTTGATGAAGTTTATAAACTGGCATCTCTTACAGCCGTTTTGGACGGACCGAACGAACTTGTAAAAGAGGGTGCGAACGCAAATGAAATTTTGATTCCGAAAATGACGATGTCCGGTCTTGCAAATTACAATAAGCAGACAGGATATGTTGCAGGTGACGTCACGCTTGAGTACGAGACTAAGAAGTGTACTTATGATCGTGGCCGTATGTTTACTGTAGATGCGATGGACAACATTGAATCTGCAGGTGTTGCCTTCGGGCGTCTTTCCGGAGAATTTTTGAGAACACAGGTTGTTCCGGAACTTGATGCTTGGAGACTTTCATCTTATGCAGGATATGCACCATCTGAAAATAAGGTTGCGGAAGCGATCGCAGACGCGAAAGCTGGAATTGCAGCGATTAGAAAAGGCAAAACCGCTATTAAAAATGCGGAAGCAAAGCCGGAAACCTGTTATCTGTATATTTCTGCGGCACTCAAGGGAGATATTGAAGACCTTGATACAACGGCATCCAAGAAAGTTTTGGAAGGATGGGCAGGTGTGATTGAAGTTCCTGAGGGAAGATTTTTCGACAAGGTAACCTTGACGGCATCCGGATCCGGCGGATTTACAACAACAGGTGGTAAAAAGATTGATTTCTTGATTGTTGACAAGAATGCAGTAATACAGAATCAGAAGCACACGGTATCTAAGATTATTACACCTGAAGCGAACCAGGACGCAGATGCTTGGAAATTTGGATATCGTACCGTAGGTATCGCAGAAGCGAAAGATAATAAGAAAGTGGCCATCTACGTGCATACTGCAGCAGCATAAGAATGGGGGATCGTATGCAGGAAGTGATTTACAATTATTATACGGATCATTATGGAGGGCGTGTGATCCCTGAAAATGAATTCTCGTATGTGATCAAAAAAGCGGAAATATATCTGCATATGTTTACTTTTGATCAGCTCGAAGGACATCCTTATGACAACATTGTAAAGAATTGTCTCTGCGATATGGCGGAGACAATCTACAAAGTTGAGAAACAGGGCGATGAGAGTGTCAAGAAGTCGGAGAGCACGGACGGATATTCTGTATCTTATGTAACTGAGATTGCAGACGGTCAGAACCCGCAAGAAGTATTACGCAAGAAACTGTACGGTATTACAGAATGTTATTTAATGAATACTGGACTTTTATATCTGGGGGTGGAGTGATGCTGACTAATACGGATATTACTATCTTCAATGCGTTTTCGGATAAGAAGTCTAAGAAAATCGTGTATGTTCCGCATTACATTGACGCCGTCTGGTTTCATGCGGATCAGAAGACAGTGGATGCAGGTTACAAATTTACCCACCAGGATGTGCTCTACAAGACCATTAATCCGGGACAGCAGTTCCAAGCGCAGTGGATACCGGGACAGGAAACGGAAAGCATTTTTACAAGGATTGACGAGGAACATACCGGAACGAAGGCAGATCCGATTCCGTATCATGTGAACATGGAAGTCTTCGAGGGAAAGTATTATACAGAGGACGGCATTCTTTACAGATGCACAAGAAACAGTGGGCAGGCTTTGCAGAATAAAGCATCGGAACTGGTAGGACATTACTTTGAAGCAGTAAAGTAGGAGCAAATATGAGAGAAATCAGGGCAAGACCGTAACAGGTCTTATTTTTATGCATAAAATAAAATAGGAGGATAGACCGATGTATATTACAGCAGACACGATTATAACTGCAGCGGCGCTGATCGGCGCGCTCGGCGTAATCGGGGGAATAATGGTCGCGATATACAAGTTTTATCAAAAACCAGCGAAAATAGAAAAAAAACTAGAAAATCTAGAAAAAACGCATAATGAAGATATCAGGAAAATAAACGAGGAGCAGTGTCTTGCCACATACGGCTTATTGGCATGCCTGAAAGGTTTAAAAGAGCAGGGGTGCAATGGTCCGGTAACAGAAGCAATCAATAAAATCGAAAAGCACTTGAACAAACAGGCGCATGACATGGAGGAATAATTATGAGTATGGAAATTTTAATGCAGTATGTAACTTATTTACTTATGGCGATTGGAGTATTGGCGTTTTTGACCAGTATTATCACACAGGTAATCAAAGAAATGCCGGGGTTGAAAAAAATCCAGACAAATGTAGTGGCACTTGTGGTGGCCTTGATCTTGTGCCCATTGGCGGTTGTGATTTTATGCATATACTTTAGTATTCAGATAAGTTGGTATTATATTGTTGGAACTATGATAGCAGCATTTATAGTATATTTAGTGGCAACCGGTGGCTGGGAAAAAGTCGCGGAGATGTGGCAGCGGACGAAATTTAATAAACATAAATAATACGTAAAGATACGTGAAAAATAATTGACATACGTAATAATACGTGATACAATACAATCATGATAAGGAAAGGAGATACAAAAGATGCCAATGACACCGAGAGAGATGATAAAACATCTCAAGAAAAACGGGTTTGAGGAAATCAGTCAAAATGGTTCTCATGTAAAACTCAAGAATCAGACGACAGGGATAACAGTTATTGTTCCTTATCACTCCAAAGCCATGAAAAAGGGGCTGGAGCAGGCGATATTAAAACAAGCGGGGCTTAAATAGCCCTGCGCCTGAAAAAGAAAGCGGAGGTATTACGTATGGAAAAATTATTTTATCCTGCAATTTTTCACGAGGCGGAAGAAGGCGGTTTTTGGGTATCCTTTCCGGATTTACCGGAATGCTTAACAGAGGGAGATGATATGCAGCAGGCTTATGAGATGGCAGTAGATGCGCTGGGAATCTCTCTTACAAGCAGGAAAGCAGAAGGCGAACCGATTCCAAAACCGACAGAAATAAATAAAGTAGATGCGGAAGACGGAATTTTAGCTGTCGTAGAGTTTGATATGATGGAATATCAGAAGAAACACAATTCACGTGCAATCAAGAAGACGCTTAGTATTCCGGAATGGCTGAACGAAGAAGCGGTTGCCAGAGGAGTTAATTTCTCACAGGTATTGCAGGAAGCGCTGATGCTGAAATTAAATATAGGAAGATAGAATAATTTAGAGAGCTTGGAGGCAGGCTCTCTTTTTTTGCGCTGGCGCAATACGCCGAAAGAAAGGAGAAGAACATGGCAAATTTAAGAGTAATCGATGTAAGCGAACATCAAGGGTCTATTAACTGGGATGCAGTAAAAGGACATATCGATGGGGCAATCTTACGATGCGGATATGGAGATAATATTGCGAGCCAAGATGATAAGCAGTGGAAAAGAAATGCAGATGAATGTACAAGACTTGGAATTCCGTTCGGAGTATATATCTATTCCTACGCGACAAGTGACGCAAAGGCGAGAAGCGAAGCGGAACACGTCCTGAGATTGGTAAGCGGATATAAACTTTCATACCCAATTTATTTAGATTTGGAGCAGGCTGGAACGGAAAAAGGAGCAATACGAAGAGCAAATATTTTTGGGGGCATCATCGAAAACGCTGGATACTGGTGCGGAGTTTACGCCAATACAAATTGGTGGACAAACTACCTTGTAGGGTTGGAGCGGTTTGTAAAATGGGTGGCACAGTATAATTTGGTCTGTACATATCAGGGAACATATGATATCTGGCAGTATACGTCAGGCGGATCTGTTCCGGGAATTTCCGGAAACGTGGATATAAATCATTGTTATAGAGATTATCCAGCAGAAATTACAGGAGGGGATCCGCCGGCAGTAGCACCATCTGGATCTACGCTTGATCTTGTTGTTGGGGTTATGCAGGGAAAATATGGAGACGGAGACGCTAGAAAAAATGCTCTAGGAAATCGGTATAATGAGGTGCAGAATATGATTAACTATATTGCATCTGCCTCCGTAGATACACTTGTGAAAGAAGTTTATGCGGGAAAATATGGAAATGGAGACACAAGAAAAGTAGCACTTGGAAATCGGTACAACGAGGTGCAGAACAAGATTGATGTTTCTTCCGGCGGCGAAGTCTATTACACAGTGCAGTCCCGGGACACATTATCTGGAATTGCTGCTAAGTATGGTACAACGTATCGGCATCTTGCAGGTCTGAATGGGATTGTTAATCCGAACTTGATTTATGCGGGACAAAAGATCCGAGTAAAATAATAAATTTACCCCGGAGGATCAGCTCCGGGGAGAAATATTGTATCATCTTCTCATCAATATTTTAGCCTTATGCGTCATCCCCAAATCCGGTGACAAGAGTGAGGTCGATTTTCTCGTCTTGGAAATAACCTTTTTCAATCGCAACATATAGTGGAGCATAAAAAACCGAATGTGCGACTTCGTTTAATGTGATTTTTGAAGGAGCAGTGTCTTTTGTTTTGGCTGCGGAAGATGTCGATGTCTGTGTTCCGTTATCTTTGTTAGTTTTGGAGCAGCCTGTGCACAGGGCAAAGGCAAGAACAATAATAAGAAAGGCTGCGAAAAGTTGTTTTTTCATGAGGTCTCCATGTAGTTTGGTTTTATTGTAATTATATGTAAGATGGAGTGACGCAGTGAAAATAAATACAAAAGGTTTTATAAAAATAGAGCGATACGACAAGTTAAAAATATCTTTGTCAGTATCGCTCTGTTCTTATTGTTTTTTTCTATAATAATTTTAGTTTTAATTTTCAAACTATATGAAATATTCGGGGCAGTGCTTTTCGGCAGCAGCCTTAATCTTCATAATCATCTTCTGCATAATCATCTTCAAAGGCTTCGTCATAATTTTCTTCTTCATCATCTGAATAATCAGAGCCGCCTCTGGACGTGATCGCAAGGATCAGAGAAATGATGGCCATAATTCCGCTTACAACAGCAGCGATGAGAAGTTGAAGGTCATCTCCGCGTTTCAGGAATGCAAATACACCGCTTCCAAGGTAGAAGAGCATCGGAAGGAGAAAAGCGAAGATCGTATTTGATTTCTGTAAAATAAAATAAAAAAGTGAAGATACGAGCATGCAAAGGGCAAGGATAATATATAATGTACCACTTGTCCCGCCGCCTTCTGTCGTACTGCTAAGTCCGGTTGTAAATCCTTTATAAGTGAAGAATCCGAATCCGGCAAGTGAGATAATTCCAAGAATGATACGCATTGCACGGAATCTCGGAACATCTTCATAATAATCGTCTTCATAATCGTCAATTTCAGGTTCTGGCACTCTTCGGGATGCCTTTGTGTCATACTTACTGTTTTTATTTTTGCTTGATTTTGCAGAGGCTTCTTTCTTTACTTTATCGGTGTCGAGAGTTCCGGTTGCAAGCATATCTTCATAGCCTTTGCGAATGGCTTTTTCTCGTTTTGTGCGAACACGTTCCGGTGGGATATTGCTGTAGCGCTTGTCTTCATTCGGATTTGATTTTTCAGAAGCCTGTTTGGATGAAGGCTGCTTTTTTGGAGCTTTCTTTTCGGAACGTTCGGGAAATTGTACAGTTGTTCCGTCAGCCGGTTTGGCGGTCGGTTTTCTGTTCTGTCTCGGGGCAGGCGATTTGGAAGTTGTCTGCCGCTGAGTTTCAGATGCTGTTTTTGATCGTTTTGCGCCTTCGGCTGAATCTTCTGCGTGACCTTTTGCAGCAGTTTTCGGGGTGGAAGATTTCACCTGATTTTTGTTTTTATTTTCTGATTTTTTTTGAACTGCATTATTCTCGGCGCCTGTAGTTTCCGCGCTTACAGTTTTCTTTGCGTTTGCTTTTGCAGCAGCCTTTTTCGCACGTTGTTTGTCTAAGTTCCATTGCTTCTTGCAATCGCGGCAAACTGCATATTCATTAAAGACCGGATCTCCGCTGTTATCTGTGCCGATCTGTTTATTTCTGATCTCGAGTTCATTTCCGCATATCGGACATTTCAT